CGCGTTAAAAAGGAGGCCAGTCTTAACGATCTGGATCGGGCGCGGCGCGATGCCGGACTGGTGTTGTGCCAGGCGATTGAATCCGCGATGGCGCTGTCCAGCTGCTCGGCAAAACATGCCATGCGTGAACTGTCTGAGCGCGTATTAGCCGGGGTCGCCCGTCCTGAATTGATTGAAGCGGCCGCAACGACCTATATCAAGCCGCGCAAGACAGGACAAACACTAGCATCGCTGATTTCACGCCTACAAAAGATGTATGCCGCCTATATGCAAGGGCGCAGTGAAGGCGATATCGGGCGTTATCTGGTGCCAGGAACACCTGAAAAATCCGGTTATAACCCGATCCATATCCATGCGTTCCTGATTTTTTATTGCCGTCCGACGCGGCCACCCGTCTCAGAGGCGTGGCGCGCAGCACAAGGCTGGTTTGCAGCTCAAAGCCTGCCTTGTCCTGCGGTAGATACGTTCCATCGCATCGAAAAATCTTTGCCGGTTACGATCAAATACCGTGGCCGCATGACTGGATCCGAATGGCGCGGCCTGAAGGCTTATGTGGCGCGCGACGTATCGATGTTCCATACCAATGATATCTGGGTAGCGGATGGACATAGCTTTAAAGCCAAGGTGCAACACCCGATTCATGGTCAACCATTTACACCGGAAATCACCGTGGTGCTTGACTGGGTTTCACGCAGAATTGTTGGATGGTCGGTCGATTTGGCTGAATCCACCATCGCGGTATCGGCAGCCTTGCGCCATGCCGAGCAACAAACCCGCGCACGTCCGCTGGTGTTCTATTCGGACAACGGATCGGGCGAAACCGGCAAGCTGATTGACTGCCCGATACACGGCACGCTGGCACGCCAGGGAATCACGCATGAAACCGGTATTCCGGGCAATCCACAGGCGCGCGGCATCATTGAACGCTCATGGCAAGTGACCTTGATCCCACTGGCGCGCACTTATCCGACCTGTACTTGGAAAGGCACGGATAAGGAGGCAACACGCAAGATGCTGGTCGGGCTGAACAAGAAAGACGGCACAGGCCGTTCGGTATTACCTACATGGAAACAGTTGCTGGACGACTGCGAACGCGTACTGGGGTGGGATGGTGAATACAACCGATTGCATTCACATCGTGAGCTAGATGACCGCACACCAACTGAAGAATATGCGAAAAAATTAGACCCAAATTCAGGGGCTTGCGGCCCTAGTGATGACGAGCTGGCTGTGTTGTGGATGCCGGAAGTGGGACGTACCCCGCAGCGCGGCGTGATCTCAATTTTTGGTAATGAATACGCCAATAGGATGCTGGTTGATGCACTAGAAGAGGGCGAAAAAGTGCGCGTCCGCTTCGACATTCACAATGCCGACAAGGTTTGGGTGTTGCGCATGGATGGCACTTTCCTTTGTGTAGCGGAATGGAACGCGCATAAACGTGCCGCCTTCCCAGTGGCTTATATGGATAAAAAGCGTCAGGAACGTGCCGACGGCAAGATCAAACGTGCGGTACGCGACATCAACGAGGCCAATGCTGAGCTGGGTAATGTGATTGAGGCGCAAGGCCAATTTACTCAGGATATTACTGATTTTATTGATTTAACACCCAAGGTCCCGGTTCGTGAGCAGACGGTTGAGGATTTCAGAGACGAACCGGAAGAAAAAGAGAAATTCATGACCGCAGAAGAGCAATTGATGTGGCTGTACGGCGGCGGGGAAGACCCAAGAACTAAGGATGTGGCCGTTAGCTAGTTACGAGCTAACCAACGGCCTTTTGTAGCAGAAGTAACCAGTAAGTAACCACTAAGAGGAATTGTAAATGAAACAGCACTTTGTAGAAACCAGTAATCACCGCCTGTTTATCGGCAGCGTCGCTGCAGTTGAAAATCGCGGCAGCCCTGAGGCGTGTATTTTGCTGCTGACGGGTGAGCCAGGCACGGGTAAAAGCTGCACCGTGGACAATTGGGGCGCAGCGCGGGACGCGATTTATCTGGAAGGAATCCCCGGCATGAGCCTGAGTTTTCTGCGCGACTATCTGGCTGATCAGACTGGCGTGATGGCGCGTGGAAAGTTCGATCAATACAAGGGAATGGTTGAGTTTTTCAAGATAAATCACCAGCCGATCATCCTGGATGAAGCGCAGCACGGGCTGCCCAACAAGGCCGAGTGCATCGAATACCTGCGTCGCATCGCTGAGCAAGCTAATACCTTACTGGTGTTGGTGTGCCACACCTCCGAGAAACACCGTTTTTCCGAACACCGTCTGGCACACGTCGCCACCCGCGTATCGGCAGCGCCAGAACTCAAGCCTGCCACCGTGGCCGATTGTGCGGCATATCTCGCTGAGTTGTGCGAAGTGGGCACTGATCAGAGCATCGCGCAGCAGGTGTTCGAGCAGTCACGCGGACGCTATCGCCTGATGAGCAACGCTTGCCGCACGCTGGAAGTGATCGGCGAAAAGAAGAATAAAACCGAGCTGATCGCCGCAGATATCAAGGGTATCCGGCTGTGTGAAGACGCGATGAAGAGCCTGAAACGGGAGGCAAAGTAATGTCCCGTAAAGGTCAAATCTCCCCGCGTACCGTCACGACCGGACTACGTCCGCGCGCCTGGTGGGTGATGCGCAAGCGTATCAATTTTACGGTGCAGGATCTGCTGGCCACGCTGGCGGACGGGACAGAACGTGATGCGATCGGAAATCTCGGCAAGTACATCCGCGCACTGGAAAAAGCCGGAATCGTTAAGCGCGAAGCCAATCGGCAAGCAGGCACCGCCCTAACCAGCCCAGGCATGCTGCGCTACCAGCTCGTCATCAATGCCGGTCGTAAAGCCCCGGTATGGCGTGCCAAAAACAATACGGTGTATGACCCAAACAGCGATACGGTGTACCCAATGGAGCTATGCAATGAATGACGCTCACACTTTTGATCTTTGCCGGGTGGCGGTTGATGCCAGCAGCATGACCGCTGTCGCTGAAGCAATTGGATACTCGCGCACAGCGATTTCACTGTATCTGTCCGGCAAGTACGGCGCAGGCGTGGAAAAGTTGGAAGCGGCCATTCTGGCGCGTTACGACATCTACCCATGCACGCATAACAACATTGAAATCAGTGGCCCAGACTGCCAGCGCCGCGCGACCGCACCACGTCCCTTCGGTGGTCGTGCCAAGGAAGCGCACTGGCTGGCCTGCCAGGTATGCCCACACAACAAGTCTGGAGATAAATCATGAACAATTTGCCACAACAGCAATTCGTTAAATCCTACGCAGGCTACGTCAGTCAGGCCGTGCGACTCAACACCGCACTACGGGCTGATTACTGCAAAAAATGGCTTAAATCACAAGGTTTTGAAGTCATGTACGTGCTTCCTGGTATGGATAAGCCACGTGTCTTTATCAAAAACAGCCCGTTGTGCGACAAGTTGGATGGCGCGGTGCATCGCTTTGAACGCTGTGCCGGTGTTGAGCGTCGCTACTGGTTTGCTATTCGTCACAATTGTGAAGTGCGCTGGAATGATGCGGAGGTGCAGTGATGTATATCCACGAGGAAATCATACAGAGCATGGCGCGCTTGCAGAAAAAACACGACCTGACTAAGACCGAAGTGGTCGCAGAAATGGCGCAAGCCATACACGTCATGCTGGAAATGATTGAGCCGTCATTAAAGGCTATCAGCGCTTATTTTGAAAGGAATGGGAAATGAAAATCACCCCAATTAATCAACCTGGTCGAATCTTGCTGGCATTACGCGCAGGTCGAATGGACGCAGCTCAGATAACTGAGAAATTTTCATTTGCGTACGCATGGATGTCTCGCCTGATCGCAGCGGGACTCATTGAAAGAAATGAGGATTTTGTTGTGAGCATTACGCCAGCTGGTCGGGCTGTATGCCCGAACCGTCGCGATGCCCAACTTGAACCAATGCACACCGGCAAGACCAGCAAGAGTCGCGCACACGGATGGTCGTCAACACGCCAGCAGCAAGGAGTATCGGCATGAGTACAGAAAACCTATGTTCCTGGCAATTCGATATGGCGGTAACGATGGCCAGCTTGGCAGCCGAATTGGACGATAAAAAGGGCGATATTGATGCGTTCCTGTTCCAGACAATCGAACTGGTGAGCAAGATGCATGAAATGGCGCAGCGGCTTGCCGGTGATCGTGCAGGCGAGATTTATGCGCCAGATGATGAGGAGGTCGCATGAATCCGATTCCACGCCCTACCGTCACCACCAGCGGAGTGCATCTGAAGATGGCGTTACATGCCTTTCGCAAAGCTGGAACCCGTGAGGATTGCATTGCGATCGCTGAGAAACATAAGCCGTACATGCTGGATGCCGACATCAAACAGATGCGGATCTCATTTAGGAATTTGCAACAAACCCAAAGCTACCATGAAACACCAACGCCAGCGGAAACGCAGACACCTTAATTTCTACCACTTAACCCGACAAAAGGAGCAACAAAATGGCTACACCCTCAAAAACTCGCCTCAAAGCAAAGGCGCAACTCTATGTGCCGCAAAATCGCGATGAGGCTGCCGCTGAAATCCGCAAGATAGGCGACCTGCAACGCGAATTTTTCCGCGCGCAGGCGGCGATGAATGACGATATCGCCGTCATTACAGCCAGTGCGCAGCCCGTACTGGAAGAGATCAAGACGCAGATCACCAGTCTGCAAGAGGCCGTGCAAGGCTACTGCGAAGCCAATCGAGACGACTTGACCAACGGCGGTAAGGTGAAGACGGCCAACCTCATTACCGGCGAAGTGCAGTGGCGGCAACGTCCGCCCAGCGTGCGTGTCTCCAAGTCGGAGCTGGTGCTTGAAACGCTGGCACGATTAGGTCTGATGCGCTTCATTCGCACCAAGGAAGAGGTAAATAAGGATGCCATTCTGGACGAGCCTAATGCTGTGCGCGGTGTGGCTGGACTGACTATCGTGACCGGTGTTGAGGATTTTGTGATCACACCTTTTGAACAAGAGGCCGCGTAATAGCGTGGTTCGTGCAATTAATTGTTTTCAATGCATTATTTACCCTAAGGAGTTTCAAATGAACCAAAAAGAACTGATCGACGCAATACAAAAACATCAATGCAGCAGCCTGACCAAGGATGCTATCAAGCAAACATTGGAAGGATTAGCTGCGGTAACTCAGATCGCATTCCAGAAAGGCGAAGGCGCTGAAGTGACCTTGCCCGGCATCGGCAAAATTAGCGTCAAGCAGAGTGCGGCACGCATCGGGCGCAATCCGGCCACGGGTGCAGAAATATCAATCCCAGCCAGAAACAAGCCGCATTTCAGTGCAGCCAAGGCGTTGAAAGACGCGGCAATGTCTAACTAAACCATCGCTTCCAGCCCGTTAGAAGTAGCGGGCTGCGAGAGACGGTTTAACGAAACTTTTACGGGTTAAATGCCTGTTAAACGAAAGTGAGCATGAAATGAGCAACCCATACCCATCCAAATTCAAACAAGCCGATCTTGCCCGACGCGAGATCCAGTTGATCCACGTCGCCCGACAGAAAGTGAGCATGGATGAGGATACCTATCGCGCGCTGCTGCATGACCGTTTCGGCGTGGCCAGCAGCAAGGATATGGACTGGAAACAGCGTAAAGAGCTGCTCGATCACTTCAAGACGCTGGGTTTCAAATCAACGGCGTCAACGCGCCCTGCCCCGGCCAAGGATAAAGTCGCGCAGGTCAGTAAAATCCGCGCGCTGCTGATCGCCCTGGACAACAAGCCAGATGCCTACGCCGACGGCATGTCGAAGCACATGTTCAAGATTGATCGCTTCGAGTGGTGTACTGGCGCGCAGCTGGGAAAGATCATCGCTGCGCTAGAATACGCAAAAAATAAGGCAGAAACAAAATGAATTTGAACGAATCTGATTTACACCTGTTGCCGCCCTCTATGCAATGGCTGGCCAAGGCCATCGGCCTGACCGCCGCGATGAAGCTGGTTAAAATGCACGGCGGCGGAACGCCGATTTATATCCCAATGACGGCGCAGTTGGATCATCGCTTGTTATATCTGATCGGTATGGAAGCCTTTGCCGCGCTGGTATCTGAATACGGCGGCGATTATCTGGAAATCGCCCGCTGTGAAAAAGCAGCTCGGGTGCTGATTTATCGTGAAATTCGCCGCGAATATGCCGAAGGGACGCCACAAAACACCCTGGCGCTGAAATATGAATTCACTACCCGGCACATCCGTGACATTCTGAATAGCGAAATTGAAGATGACATGCAGGTCGGGTTGTTTTAAGGTGTAAGTTTTCAAAGGGGAAACGATATGAAAAAGCTACTTTTTACGGCGTTAATAGCATTAATACTAGCTGGCTGTGGGAAGGATGTAGCGCCAACAGCAACGAATACAGGAATTACATATAACGCTCTTGTTAATGGCATCTCATTACCGATGAGCCAGATACAAAATACTGTTGATGGAACCGCAATGTCGGGAAATGTTAAAAACCAAGATGGCGGATTACTTACCCTATATGCCGCTATCGATCATGGATTCGTTACTAAGGCTAGATTGGTGATAATGCCATCAGCGAAAGGCAATTTGCCATCTGATGCATCCAACTTAAAAACGATGATTCAAATTCTTGGAAATGCGGCACCAACATGGGGCAATAGGCAAGACTGGTTTATATCTGCGTTCAGTAGCGCACACACTACTCCAAATACAAAAGTTATCGGAATGCATATGGGAAATGAGTTTTCTATAATAGAAGTTCCTGAATTAAGAAGTTTTGAGCTTGAAATATCTCCAGCGAAGATCGATAGTGCCAAATAGCCTATTGTAATTTACCTGTAAAGCGAATTCATCCAAGCCCCGCCTAGTGCGGGGTTTTTCGTTTACCCCGGAACCCCTTCTGCCTTATCCCGCCTCGCGCGCACGCGTACATTACGCGTCATGGAAACAACCAAATTCTATGACCTGAATCCCGGCGACCGCTTTGTCGATCAGGATGACCGCGTCTGTACAAAGCTCACCAGCACCACGGCACGTCTGCATATCGCCCATCCGCCCAAGGAGTTCGGGCGCCGCATTGCTGCGATCGGCGCAGGTACGTTGGTTCGATTTCTTCCCATTATTCCAGCCAAATTCAAAGGAAATCCATGAACCTATCCCCACATTTCACGCTGGAAGAACTGACGCATTCGCAGCAAGCGGTACGCGCCAGAATAGATAACACGCCGAATACACCGCAACGTGCTTGTCTGGAACTCATCGCTAACCTATTGGAGGACGTGCGCCAGTTGCTCGGCAACCCCATTCAGATCAGCAGTGGCTTCCGCTGTACCAAGCTCAATACCCTGATAGGCGGCGCAAAAAATAGCCAGCATGTGCTGGGACTGGCAGTAGATTTCATCTGTCCTGGCTACGGCACGCCCAAAGAGATTTGCCAGACATTACTGGCCTCCGGTCTGAAGTTCGACCAGATGATCTGCGAAGGCACCTGGGTGCATCTGTCGCTGGATGTTGCAGGTCGGCCGCTGCGCAATCAGGTATTGACCGCTGTGTTTGAACCGGGTCGTAAAACTCGCTATCTGGAGGGGTTGGTATGACGATCACTGACCTGATTACCGATTCCGGTACCGGCATGCTGTCGCACACTAAGCTATGGGCAAATATCGCTTACTGCGCCGCGACCATCGCCTTTGGCTATATGGTTTATATGAACACTGCAACGTCTGAAATCTGGTTGATTTATCTGGCTAGTATCGGTGCATCGTCAACCCTTTCCAAGCTGCTCTCGCTCCGTTACGGCATGTCGGCGAATGCGGAGGTAAAACCATGATCCCGCTGCCTTGGCGTTTATTAGGCGGGCTGGTCATCGCACTGGCGCTATTTTTTGGCGGTTATGGATTAGGGGCGAAGCATGCAAAAACAGAGTGTATGGCGGGACAGGTCGAGGCGCAACGCGCAGCAGTGGCGGAAGCAACAAAAGAAGATCTACGCCGGGAAGCTGTTGGTACAGCGCGAGAGACTACACGCGACCAGATCCGTATCGTTTACAAAACCATCAAGGAGCAAGCGCGTGAAACTGTTAATAATCATCCTGAGTTTAACGATTGCGGCCTTGATGCTGACGGGCTGCGCCTCTGGAACGCCGCCAATAGCGGTGAAGCCGCGCCCGTGCCCAGCGAACCTTACGTATCCATGCACCGTGCCGCCACCAGCGAAATCAGGCAGTTTGGCGGATCTGCTGGCGAATCACGTCGAGTCGATGGAGCTGGCAGCACAGTGCCGGGATCAGCTGGCGAAACTGGCAGAGTGCGCACGGGAGTGATTTATGACTGATGAAATTGATCGCGCCTGCGAGGCTGAAGAGTGGTTTCGCAGCCAGGCGCTGGATAACCGGCAGGTAATGGCGGATGCCATGCCGTTCACTGGTCAATGCTACAACTGTGAATTAACGATTGATTCCGGCAGTTTCTGTGATGTCGATTGTCGGGATGATTACGATCTGCGTGAAAAGCAGAATAAACAAAGGGTGTAAGCATGGATTCAGTTATTGAGTGGATAAAGTTGGGCGTCGTATTGCTGGGATTACTGGTCAATGTAGCGTCATTTATGTACGTCAGATCGTCGAATAAAGACAAGGCCACAAAAGATCAGATTGAAAAAATGGAAACCGATCTGGACGAAAAGCTGGATGGACAATCAGAGCGTATTACCCGACTTGAAACTAGCGCTGAAAACTCCCCTACGCATGCAGATCTAGGTGGTATTCACGAAAAAATAAACCAGCTGAGGGCAGAAGTCGGCCATCTATCGGGAGAGTTCATCGGTGTTCGTAATCTACTCAATACCATCCATCAACACTTACTGACTGGAGGTAAAAAGTGACTACTTACGCCGAAGAAATAACCGCATCACGCCGCCTGTCTATCCTTCTGGCGCTGTACTTTGCGAATGCCTTCACAATGAATCGCGCTGTGTTGCGCGATCAGGTCGGACGCACCGGATACGTGACCAGCATGGATGAAATGATGGCTGATCTTGAATGGCTGGTCAGCATTGATCTGATTGAATTGCTGGCGATGGATGTAGTGCGACTCACCTATCGCGGTGAAGATATCGCGCTGGGTCGCAGCCAGATTGACGGTGTGCGCCGCCCTTCTCCTGTGGTGCCGCAAAGCAAGCCCGCCGCTAAACCACTGAGTCTGATCTGATGGCACACGGTGAAGATGCTCGCCGCTCAGTTCGTGCGGCCTATGTGTTTGACCAGTTGTCGCTGGAAGTTGCTGCTGCCAAATTAGGTGTTCCGTATGCCACGGCACGTAACTGGAAGCGCACAGGTAAAGAACTGGGTGACGACTGGGACAAGGCACGCGGCGCGCAGATGATCGCCGGTGGCGGCATTGAGGACGTGGTACGCCAGACACTAGCTGTGGTGGTACAGCAAGTTCAAGCCACCGTTGAATCCATCCAGCAAGCACCCGATATGGCACCGGGCGACAAAGTACAGATGCTGTGCAGTCTGGCCGATGCCTATAACAAGCTGATGGCCGCCAGTCGCAAGCTGATGCCGGAGACCGACAAGCTTGCTGTGGCCACGGATGTGGTCAAGCGTTATGCCGAGTTTGTCCGGGTCAAGTATCCAAAACACATGCTGGTTGTGATTGAGACGATGGAGCCGTTCGGTGACGAACTGGCGAGAGCGTATGGTTAAAGTAAAAGACTGTGAATGGGCTCGCGCGTCTTCGCTAAGAAAACGTGTATCGGGCTGTTTTGGGTATCTGCTCATGGCGCTGGTCACGTTATTCGATCCAGTGAGTGCCGATATGGAGATGTACAAGGTGCTGCGAGAGCAGTTTGAAGACGATGGCAAGTAACCAAACCTCAAAACGCGCATTCCTTGAAGAGATAGGCAAGCTAGCCCAGAACTTCCGCATGCAGATCGAAGCGGAGGTGGACGGCTTCGATCCGGATCCGGCTGCGCTCGCTGAACGACGTGCACGGGCGATGGGTGACTATCGCTTTTTTGCGCGCACCTACTTTCCGCACTACGTTAAAAAGGGCGAAGCGGCGTTACATACCTACCTCTATGACCGCTTGCCTGAGATTGTCGATAACGGCACAGGCGATCATGAAGCGATTGCCGCACCGCGCGGTAATGCAAAATCCACCCTGGTTACCCAGATCTTCGTAATCTGGTGCGTCGTCACAGGCCGTAAGCATTATCCGGTGATCGTCATGGATGCGCTGGATCAGGCGGCAACCATGCTGGAGGCGATCAAGGCTGAGCTGGCATTCAATCCGCGTCTGAAAATGGACTTTCCGGAGGCGTGCGGCGGCGGCAGGGTTTGGAATGTCGGCACCATCATCACCGCCAACGATGCCAAGATACAGGCATTCGGTTCAGGTAAGCGGATGCGCGGCCTGCGTCACGGCCCGCATCGCCCTGATCTGGTGATCGGCGACGATCTGGAAAATGATGAGAACGTGCGCAGTCCTGAGCAGCGCGACAAGCTGGAAAACTGGCTGAAAAAAACCGTTCTTTCCCTGGGCGAAGCGGATGACACGATGGATGTGATCATCATCGGGACCATCCTGCACTATGACTCGGTGCTGTCCCGCCTGCTCAAAAACCCACTCTGGTCATCGAAGAAATTCCGCAGCATCGAGCGCTGGCCAGACAACATGCATCTGTGGGAGAAGTGGGAAGAACGGCTGCTCAACGAAGGGCCTGAGGCCGCATTACAGCTTTACACCAGGTGTAAAGAGGAGATGGAAGCCGGTGCGGTCATATGCTGGCCGGATGGGCAGCCGCTCTATAAGTTGATGGTCAAACGCGCCCGCGATGGCCGTCCGGCATTCGATTCTGAACAACAGAACGATCCTGTATCAGGTGACGATGCGCCGTTCGCGCATATCCTGGACGATTGCTGGTATCAGTACCTGCCGCCTAATCTGATTTATTTCGGTGCATGTGATCCGTCACTGGGCAAGGCAGGCGCATCACGTGACCCGTCCGCCTTACTGGTCGGCGGTTATGACCGTACTACCGGCAAACTGTATGTGGTCGAAGCGGCGATTAAAAAACGCCTGCCAGATCGTATCATTGAAGACGTGATCGAACTTCAACGGAAATACCGCTGTGTACTATGGGTAGTAGAAACAGTGCAGTTTCAGGAGTTCTTGTATACCGAGCTGGTGAAGCGTTCAGCGATTGCGGGAGTTCCTGTCCCTGCCCGTGCAGTCAAACCCACAGCGGACAAGCTGCTGCGCATCGAGACGCTACAGCCACATTTTGCCAACGGCCTGATCAAGCTAAATCCCAGCCAAACCACGCTGATTGACCAGCTGCGTCACTTCCCCAAAGCGGATCATGACGATGGCCCTGATGCCTTACATATGCTCTGGGTGGCTGCATTATCAGGAAGTGCCGGTATGGAATTTCAAACGTTGGGACAGCGACGCGTCTCGACACGTATGAACGATTATTAAGGCTGAATGATCATGAATGATATTAAAAACTCACATCCTCCCGCAGAGACTGACGAAATCGCCAGCGTTAAACGCGACCCGTTTTTACCGCTTTTCAGCGGTCTTTTACAGCAAAACGATGACACGCTGGCCACACGCGGTCAGGGAAAAGGCATCCGGCTCTATGAAGAGATCGAGCGCGACGCACATGCTTTTTCCTGCCTGCATAAACGCAAGATGGCGGTCATCTCACGCCCGTGGGAAGTCACACCAGCCAGCGAATCCGCACTGGATCAGCATGCCGCCGAGGTGGTGCGCGCACAGCTGGGTAATATCGGTTTTGATCACCTCTGCCTGAATCTGCTAGACGCGATCAACAAGGGGTTTTCCGTCGGTGAAATTTTGTGGGCAACCACGGGCAGTGAGATCGTAGCCAGCGAAGTCCGCGCACGCGATCAACGCCGTTTCTGGTTTGGTGAAAACTACGAACTTCGCCTGAAAACCCTCACCAATATGCTGCCGGGTGAAGAGTTGCCTGAGCGCAAGTTCATTGTCCATTCTCTGGGGGCAAAAGACGGAAATCCTTATGGCATGGGCTTGGGTAGCAAGCTGTTCTGGCTGGTCTGGTTCAAGCGTCAGGGCATTACCTTCTGGTTAACACTGTTGGACAAATTCGGCTCACCGACTGCTGTCGGAAAATATCCCAATGGCACGCAGCCCCCCGATCAGCAAAAGCTGCTGGATGCGTTGTCCGCCATCTCGCAGGACTCTGGGGTAATTGTGCCGGAAGGCATGCTGATCGAGCTGCTCGAAGCCACGCGAGGCGGTAACGTCGGCTATGAACAGATGATCCGCTACATGGATGAGCAGATCAGTTACTGCGTGTTGGGCGAAGCGCCCAGTGCTAAAGGTTCGGGCGGTGCGTTGGCCAGCGCGGCAATCACGCGCAACGAGGTACGACTTGAGCTGGTTCAGTTCGATGCAGATATGTTGTCGGCTACGCTCAACAACACGCTGGTTAAATGGATCACCGAATACAACGTCCCTGGTGCAAAGCCGCCCACAGTATGGCGCAAGATCGTCGAGGCCGAGGACATCAAGCTACGTGCCGAGCGCGATCAAATCCTGTTCAACATGGGGATGCGCCCAGACGATGTTTACCAGGCGGAGAATTATCCTGGCTGGACGTTTCAGGCGCAGCCAAAAAACCAAACCCAAGGTGCTGGTACGCCAGTAGCGTTCGCAGAGGGTGAGCTTTTTCCAGACCAGAAAGCATTGGATAGTGGTATTGAGGGCCTTAACGCCGACAAATTGACGGCACAGGCTCAAGTGGCGCTCAAGCCTGTTCTGGATCTGATCGCGGCCTCTACCGACTATGCTGAGGTGTTCGACAAGCTGGCTGAGACATTTCCGACTATGAATACACAGCAGCTTGAACAGACACTGGCCAGAGCGATGTTCGTGGCCGATGTTTGGGGAAAATTGAGCGCGCAATCAGAATGAATAAGGTTGATCTGTCTGCTGTATTCGGATTGCCGCCTGAGAAGGCGATCGAATACTTCCAGTCTAAGGGTTACGCAATCACCTGGTCATGGCGCGACTTATGGCAGGAATCCCAGGCTAAAGCATTCACCGTAGCCAAGGTGATGAATACCGATATCCTCAATGATATTCGCGGTGCGCTGGATGAAGCGTTAAACAACGGCACCACCTTGCGCGATTTTGAGAAAAAGTTAACGCCAATCCTGCAAGCAAAAGGCTGGTGGGGAAAGACCGAACACATTGATACCCTGACCGGTGAAGTGAGTACTGTTCAGCTCGGCAGCCCGCGCCGCCTCAAGACGATCTATCAGACCAATATGCAAACCGCCTACATGGCCGGACGCTATCGCAGCATGATGGAAAGCGTAGACAGTCACCCCTACTGGCAATATGTCGCGGTACTGGATGGCCGCACCCGCCCGACGCACCGGGCCATGAATGGTCGTGTGTTCCGTTATGACGATGCGCTATGGGGTGCTATGTATCCGCCGAATGGCTTCAACTGCCGTTGCCGCGTGAGCGCGATCAGTGCTGTTGAGGTAAAGCGTGACGGCATCACGGTGGAATCATCTGCTGACCGCCTGATCGATCATGACATTCGCATGAAGGATGGCAGCGCGGTTCAGGTCAAGGCGCTGCGCATCAAGGTGGATGGTCAAGATAAGCTATTCGCACCGGATGCGGGATGGAGCTACAACCCTGGCCGCGCCGTATTCGGCAACGATGTTGAGGTGATGCGCAAGATCAGTGCGGTGAAAGACCGCGCCATCCGCGTACAGGCCGTGCAGGCGATCAATAACTCAGAACTACGTCATCAGGTATTTGCCAACTGGGTCAGCACGGCGCTGACCAAGCGTGCACCAGGACATGAGGCACAGGTGGTAGGTTTTGTATCCGAAGACATTGCCGACTTCGCCAGGAAGAACAACGGCGGTGTAAATGCGGCTCGTGTGCTGGCCTTGCCTGAAAAACGCCTGGTACATGCAGACAGTGTAAAACATCAAGGCGATGGCATCACGCTCACGCTGACGCAATATCAGGTATTACCTCAAGTGGTCGCTGAGCCTGAGGCGGTGTACTGGGATAAGTTGCACAAGAATCTGGTCTATGTTGCAAACGATGGGGATGGCGGCTTGATCTACGTTCCAGTCGACGCCGCAACCAACGTCAAACATCACGGCAAACTCGATGCCATTGTGAACGCGTACCGGCTGCCGGCAACGAATGACGGGACAGGAAGATTGAAAGATGGGAAGCGATTCGTAAAAATGGAGTGAAGGTCGGCGGCGGGACTTGAACCTGCATACTTCGCTGCTTGAGCAGTTAGCCATTACCCATCGGCGGACAACCGACCTTGCTGAGACGATTATAAGAGGTAGTCATGTTCGAAATCAAGGTAGAAAGCAAAAGCGTGATGAGCGCACTGGAGCGTCTGGCTCATACCGGACAGGATATGTCGCCTGTGATGCGCATCATTGCGCAGGAGCTGGAACGGCAGACAGAAAAAAACTTCGCCGCCGAGGGCCGTCCAAAGTGGTTAGGAATTAAGCCGCGTAAAGGTCGCGAGGGTGGGCATATATTGCAGGATACAGGGCAGCTTGCCGCTTCAATCACGACCAGCCATGATGCCAACAGCGCCACGATCAGAAGTAACAAGGTCTATGCTGCTATTCACCAGCTGGGTGGCGAGATCAATAAGCCAGCACAAAGCCGCTTAGTGCGTCACCGTACTGACGCTAAAGGGAACCTGCTACGTACTGAACACTTTAAAGGTAAGGGGCTTATTTTTGCAAAGGACAGTCATAAACGTGCAGTGTCACGTTGGTTCGAGCAAGGCGCACACACGATTCACATGCCAGCCCGTCCATTTTTACCGATCGATGCGCAAGGCCAGCTGCAACCAGAGGCTGAAGAAAACATTCTCGGTCTGGTCAATGACTATCTGAGTCGGGTCATTGGATAAAAGCACAGATCGAACACAGCGCGATTTAACGCGCTTGTCGGACATCAGTGCGGCGGATGTATCAAAATAAATCGCGGCGGTTTTTTAACGCGTAGTTAACGGCCTCCTTGCGCGTTCATTGCTAAAGTTTGCCGTCACACTTTCAGTATGCGCAATCCGTTTGCTGTTTTTCCAAAATCTGGGTAGTCTAAAAATACACCAGCCCGCTCTACCCCGGAACCCCATCCGTCTTAACACCCCGCTTCGTGCCGCTCAAAATGCGGTCATGAAAACGAATAAACCCATCCAGATATTCAAGCCCGGCAAGCACACCGCGATGAGTGGTACTGCGTTGTCATTTTCCGAAACTGACTTGTCGGCAACCGCTGCCGCCTACGATCCGGCCAAGCACGAAGCGCCGCTTGTATGTGGCCACCCCGAGCATGACGATCCAGCTTACGGCTGGGTCGGCGCGCTGAGTTTTGCCGATGGCGCACTCGAAGCGAACCCCACCCAGGTGGATGCCGCATTCGCCGAGATGGTAGGCAAAGGTTCGTTCAAGAAAATCTCTGCCTCCTTTTACGCCCCTGATTCCCCCAGCAATCCTGTCCCTGGTGTGTATTACCTGCGCCACGTTGGTTTTCTCGGTGCGATGCCGCCCAGCGTGAAGGGATTACGCAATCCCTCATTTGCAGATGCTGAGCAAGGCATCGTCGAGTTTGCTGAATGGGACGACGTAGATAACGCGGGTCTGTGGCGCAGCATGCGCGACTGGATCCTCGGTAAGTTCGGTCAGGCCGATGCCGATACGGCTGTCCCTGGTTACACCGTTAAAAATCTTGAGCAATCCGCCCAGGATGAATTGAAGAAATCACAAACCGCCGATGTACCCACACCGGCATTTATCGAGAAAGGAAGCATCGCTGTGACCCCTGAAGAAAAAGCCGCACTGGAGGCAGAAAACGCCCAGATGAAGAAACAATTGGCCGATGCAGCTGCCCGCGATAAAGCCAGTAAGGCTGCCGCGCGTCACGCAGAAAATTCCAGCTTTGCAGAAGGTCTGGCGAAGGCTGGCACGCTACTCCCTGCGCATAAAGATGTGATCGTCGCCTCTCTGGATCAATTAGGCGCGGGTGAACAAGTGGTTGAGTTCGGTGATGGCGATGCCAAAAAGCCGTTTATCGATGCATTTAAAGCCATGTTGACCAGCATGCCCAAGTTGGTGAGCTTCGGCGAATCCGCCGGTGCTGGTAAAGCATCACAAGGCACAGTCGATTTTGCGGCACCTGTCGGATATGCCGTAGACGGCGAGCGTCTGGAGCTGCACCACAAGGCGCTGGCTCACCAGGCGCAACACAAAGTGACTTACGGCGAAGCACTGTCTGCCGTCAGCGTTTAGCCCTCACAACACGAACAGGAGAACACGATGCGTAACGGAATCAGTTTATTGGCATTACCGGTGCTGGCCACAGCAGCCATTACGGCAAATCGCTTTATTAGCCCGGCAGGTACTCTGGCCGCTGCGGCGGGCAATGCCCAGGGGATCGCGCAAACCGATGCAGTTATCGGTGCAAAAGTGACTACAACCGTGCTGGGTACCGAGGTGGTAGAGACCGGTGCGGCGATCGCTGCAAGTGCATTGATCGAAGCGGATGCGACAGGTCGTGCCATCACCAAGGCAGCGGGAGTCTCGCTGGCACGTCTGGCACCGGGCGAAGTAGCGACCGCTGCCGGACAGTTCGTCGAAGTCATTCTGTTGCCTAACTAGGCGACACAACCCTTTTTAAATATGGAGCGCTACAGCATGAAATCTAACTTCCTGAAACTTTTTGCCGTGCTGGCCAGTTGTCTGGCCTATGCCGCACTGGCTCACGCCGGTGTGCTTGATCCTAGCTGGATTGATTCAAGTTCCCTTGTCGCACTGGGTTTTGTCGGCAATATGACCGGTGCGCAAGCGCGGGTCGTTGATCCGATCCTGACTACGGTGGCACAGGGTTATCAAAACAATGAGATGGTGGCAAGCTACCTGTTCCCGGTTGTCCCTGTCGAACAGCGCGGCGGCAAGATCATCCAGTTCGGGCGTGAAGATTTCCGCGCCTATAACACTGGGCGTGCGCCAGGTGTCAATACCAAGCGCGTGCAATACGGCTATCTGGGCAATCCTTTTGCGCTGGAATCACACTCTCTGGAAGGTGCGGTTCCGTTTGAGATCATGCAGGAAGCCAATGCGGTACCAGGCATCGATATGGGGCGCATCGCCGTGGCCAAGACGCAGAACATCATCCTGTTGAGCAGCGAGATTGCGGCGGCATCACTGGCAACCAACCTTGCGAACTACGGCGCGAATAACAAAGTCACTTTGGCCGGTACCAGCCAGTGGTCTGACTATGCCAGCGGTATTTCTGATCCTTCCAAGGATATCGAGAATGCTAAGGAGCAAGTACGTTCGCAGACTGGTAAGCGCGCCAATACAGTCTTGCTGTCTCCCAAGGTATTTAATGCACTGAAGCAGCATCCCAAAATCATCGACCGTATCAAATTCACCGGTCGTGATTCGCTGAGTACCGACATCCTGGCTAACCTTTGGGGTACGCCACGGGTCGTTGTTGGTGATTCTGTCTATGAAGATGCGGCAACTGGCTTGCTGGCTGATGTCTGGGGTAAGGATGTGGTGGTCGCATACACCGAGATCGGCACACTGGCTGATGCTGGTTTGCCGAGCTACGGCTACACCTATCGTCTTCGTGGCTATCCACTGGTCGAAGTTCCTTACATGGACCGCAATGCCAAGTTATGGGCCTACCCGGTCAATGATGAACGTGCGCCAGTGCTGGCCGCATCAGGTGCAGGCTTCCTGATCAAGAACGCTTCAGCCTAAACCATAACCCGTAGTACGTAATCCCGCCTGGAACATCAGGCGGGATATCCAGGAGACAGTAATGAAAAAAAGTTACCCCGTATTGAGTCCAATCCGTTTTAACGGCAAGGATTACCCGGTCGGATCAGCGATTGATCTTGAGGATGCCGACGTGGCCGATCTGCTCGGTGCAGCTGCCATCGAAGATTCCCCAACAGAAATTGCGGTCCTTAAAGCTCCCCCCGATTATGCCGCGCGCCTTGCCGCTGTCGTAGCCGCGATTGGTCAGATGGATACTGCTAATCCCGGCCAATGGCTGAGGGATGGTAAGCCCAAGAGCGATGCACTGTCGGCGATCACAGGCTGGCCAGTCACTGCTGCCGATCGCGATGCTGCCTGGGCAACCGGTGCAGGTCAGGTTTAGGACAGGAGCCGTTAAGTGTCCTACGCCACGATCAGCGATTTAATCATTCAGTTCGGTGAAAGCGAAGTGGTCGCCATCACCGATCGTAACCGTGATGGTGTGGTCGATGAACCGGTTGCAAACGGTGCCTTGCAACGCGCCAGCAATACGATGGATAGTTATTTGGTGGCTCGTTACCCGCTGCCGCTGTCTGTCGTACCGAATCAACTGGTGGATCTGTGCTGCGACATCGCCCGTTACAAGCTGTTAGGTAGCGATGTCACTGAAACCGATCCTGTACGATATCGCTACAAGGATGCACTGCGTACCCTGGAGCATATCCGCGACGGCAAGATCGATATCGGATTGACAGTTGCAGGCCTAGCCCCTGCCGAAAGCGTGTCGGTCAAAACCATCGGTGGCGGGCGTAAGTTCGATCGCGCCAGCCTGAGTGATTACTGATGCTCGCCGAGATTGAAGATGCCATCATTGCCCGTATCAAGGCAGCGGAAGCTGCAACGCCGGGGCTGGGTTACAAGCTGCATGAGGTCACCAGCTATGGTGGTGAACTGGATGATGATCTGGCGCGGGTAGTTCGTTCCTTCCCTGCAGTATGGGTGACGTTTGGCGGAGCTGGAAAATCAAAGCCGATGGGTACTTCACGTACCAAGTGGCTCACCCCGGCGACGTTCGTGACGATGGTAGCGGCGCGCAATGTACGTGGTGAACGGGATACGCGGCATGGCTTGACAGTGAACGGGGTGATCAGGGAGGTCGGTTCCTATCAGATGATGAAGGACGTTAGCCTGCTGCTGGTCAATTCCGATTTGGGGCTGCCGATTGATTATCTGAAGCCGGGGGCGATCCGGACTTTATACAACACCAAACTGAATGGTCAGGCACTGTCGGTGTTGGCCCGTGAATGGCATACCGAGTTTGTTGAGACACAGCCACGCGAACCGATCGATCTGACGGATCCGATGTGGCTCAAGATGGGAATCAACTATTACCTGAAGCCCGGCGACGATGTCGCTGATGTATCAGATCTGACAACGTTACGATAGGAGCTGTCATGAAAGTTCAAGCTGCACCGGGATTGAATGTCCCAAAGGAAGACAAACCGCACGATTACATTACAGATGCCGAAGCGGTCGATGTGCCGGATACCGCGTATTACCAGCGCCGTGTCACTGATGGCGATCTGGTTGAAGTGACTACCAACAAGAAAGGAGCTGCATAATGCCCAGCGCCAATATCGCATTCAACAACCTGCCTGCCTCAATCCGCAAGCCGGGGAAATACTTCGAATTTAATACCTCAACGGCGGTACGTACGCTGCCGGGTAACCTGCAAAAGACTTTGATCGTCGGCCAACGGCTGGCGATGGGTTCAGTCGTGGCCAACACGCCGGTAGACGTATTCTCTGACGTGGATGCCGCGACGTTCTTCGGTCGCGGCTCGATTGCGCACTTAATGGCGCGTTCAGCCTTGCAGGCCAACAACTATCTGGCGCTGACCATGATCGCGCTGGATGATGCGGGCGGTTCTATCGCTGCTGCTGGCACGGTGACGCTCACTGGCCCCGCAACAGGTGGCGGTTCCCTGGTGCTGAATGTAGGCGATCAGCAGGTTGTAATTGCGGTGTCGGCAGCGGATACGCCAACCATTATTGCAGCGGATCTGGTGGCACAGATCGGAAAACAGCCGGATCTGCCGGTAACGGCTAGCGCGGTGGCCGGTGTGGTTACCCTGGCTGCGAAAAACAAGGGCACGCTGGGCAATGCGATTAAGTTCAGCGCAAGCACAACGGCTGCTGGCGTGACAGCTGCGGTGGTAGCAATGGCTGGCGGAGCAACTGACCCTGCCA